GGCACCATCGAAACCCGCTTCCACTTGATCGAATTTATCGTCAACGTCGACCCCCCTGGCTGTTTCGCCCTGCTGGAATCGTGCCCCAACGTCCGCGTTGTCGTAATAGGTATTAGCCACGTCTTAGCCTCCTGGTAGTGTAGTGGAGCGAATAGCCTTTAATGCTGTGGGGCCGAGTCGTGTCGCTTGTATGGTAAAACGAGAAGTTGATATTAGCGGCGGTGCCCGCGATAGAGATTGGCGTATCGCTTTGATATGGCCCGCTCCAGGCGAAGTTATTCCAGGTATTCAGATCCCAGAACCCGCCTGAGGCGATGAAGTCGAGCGCGGCCCTCCTATGTCTTGCATATTCGTCAGCGCCATACGCGAAACCCGGCAAGACGAAGAATTCTGTTTCATCCAGTCCGTCGCTTTCGATGTAGGCTCGGCGGAATCGCTTCCTTACTGTCGGTGATTTCACATGGTTGTAGGCGACTGTCAGGATTGAATCGATGGCTACACCAGCAAAGGATGTCCCGCTCTCCATCTGATACACGTTGCCGGTTGAATCGCCGAACACAAGGATCTCTTCGCCGGTGTCAGCCTCACCACCATCGGCCACCACGGGGGCGTCCGGGAACTCTGTCAACGTAATGCCGACCAGTTTATCGCCCGACATAGTAATCCTCAATCCTCGGCCATCAGCAGCCCACACCCGGTATTGGCTTAGCTTTCGACTGACGCATGACGCAACTGGCGCGAACCCCGCGGAGATAAGCGGTTGAATCTGTAGGCCGATGTTTGATTCTGCGAAGTCGCCGAAGGCATCCACTGCTTGAAGGCTTGTGGGGCCTCGCTCGTTGATGAAGAACGGCGTAACCATTGACGCAACGCTGTACGGCCTCCCCCCAGAATTCAGAGATATATCGCGCACCTCGAAGTCTGCGCTGCTGCTTCCGAACAGTGCCCTTATGCTGTCCTGGCAGATAAGCACCAGCACACCACCCCGAGCAGGTTTTATTCCTGACAGTTTATCTCCGGTGCCTATCTCGCCGGCACCGTTGGCCGATGTCCAGTCTGCCTCGTCGCCTATCGCGGACCACTGCACACTCCCTACCTCGAACCCAATGAACAGGTGGTTGCGGTGGACACTTATCCACTGAGCCCCCGACTGCGCACCGGTAAGCTCCGTGGCAGTTGATCCGTCGTACTTGTATGGCTTGCCGTTTGGGCAGACAAAATACAGCGCTTCGTCGGCCGCTGTGGCGAATAGGTTCCCGATAGTGAACTCGTACCGCCCAACCGGAAGAGTGGCTATGATCGATGTCCACGATGCGCCGTCCCAGACAAACAGCGCTGCGTTGCTACCCGACACTGTTTCCCGGATGGCGTATGTATCGCCCTTCCATACCGTAACGCCCAGGACATTTCCTTGGCCGGGCAGGGTTCCTCCCAACTTAATGTATCCCTCTATTGATCGATAACCACCTTCGACCGGGCACTCATAGTTGATCGCCAGGAGGGCCGCACCTGGATCAAGCATAGTGGCCGGCGTCACTAGGTCGATACCACCACGGAACGGGACGTAGGCGCTTTGTGTCATTGCGGAAACACCGTTATGTCCCTGGCCTCTTGCCTGCCATGCGTCTGCTGACGGCGAGAAAGCTGGTGCGCTTCAAGTGCTGCGAGGTATTGCTGATATAGTTCTTGCCCCTGCTTCATGATGTCCTCGGCGTCCTCCCAGTTACCCAGGAGCATCAGCGCACGCCCGACGATCACTCGATGGAACCTGGCCGGCATAAGCGGATTGTCTGTATCTTCAGCGAGAGCAGGGGCGGCCTTGAAATAATCAAATACAATATCGTATGGCTGATCAGGGGCAGGGATTAGCTGAAGCGCCCCGGACGGGAGGATAACCGCCGCGTAGGGCCGTGCGTTGCTCAACGTTTCCGGCATGTAATCGGCGTGTGGGATACACTCAAGGGCTTCCCCGTCCAGGAAAAGGCGTCCTGCATCCCATATCCCCACGTTTGCCGGGGCTGTGACTGTCTGTGTTGATACCGTTGATATCTCTTGCCCCCAGAGGAAGTCCCAATCGAAGTGCTGGTTGCATACTTCTTCGTAAGCCTCGCTCACGAACCGGACGATGCGCAGGTATTCACCGGCTTGCCCAGTGACACTCGTTGGCCCTGTGCCGGTTATCCCGCCAGTACGAACCACTTCCTGGCATAGTTCGAGGAATGTCATTTCAATACTCCAGAATGGCGATCAGATCCGGCTTGTTCATCTGTGATGCGCCTTTGATGCCGGCATCCTTCGCCGCATCCTTCAATTCCTTCAGGCTCATTCCTCGGAACGGGCTTGTTGATTCCACGAGCGTCCCTGTAGGCGTTTCATAGGCAATGTCTGACATGGGTTCAGGTTCGGGCTCAATCACCTCTACGGGCTCTCCCTGCTCGTTGTAGCGTCCCAGATACTCCTCAGCATAGCCGTACCCACAACCGTCTTGAAGATAACGCAGCGGGTGGCGTCCACCCACCTCGGTGACTTTGCGGTGTCGATCAATAGCCATAGCCTTCACCTTCATCCATCTCGTCCCGATCGTACCGCGTGCCGTGGTGTACCCTATTGCGTACCTTTGGCGCTGGCCGACCGAACTCGTATTTGTACGTCTCAGTCCGGCCAGCCACACCATCCTCCATGCTCTTGCCTTCACTGAATCGCTCAGCGAACGTCTTGGGCTCCTCTAACATCATCACTCGTCGATTTTTCATGAAACCTCCAGAGAGAAAAGGGGCCAGAAGGCCCCTCAGTGGATGCTGGCATCGATCACTTGTTGGCGATCGAGCCATGGTTCTGCGGCTTGGGCCGCTGGGAGCCGGACACCTGGTCCGGATTGGTGTTGCCGACTTTGCCCACCTCGGAGACGCCGGATTCAACGCCTGCCGTGGTGTGGCCTTTCTTGCCCATGCTGCGATGGGTGCCAGATGCCTTCTTCATGGGGTATCTCCGTCAGTCAGAAGGGTTAAGGGTCCGCCCCGTCATGGGGCGGCTGTGATCACACGCTCTCGGCAGAGTCCCACTTGATGATGCGGGCCTGGGCCTTGGTGGCGGCGTCAGTGACGTCGGCATGGGTGATGCCGAAGGCGTTGAGCGCATACCACGCGATGCCACGACCACGACCGTAGTCGTCGGGGATCTTGGCGCGGATCTCCTCGGGGCACGCCACCGCCTCGGTGACGGTATCGGCACCGAAGAAGTAGGCCGCATCCGACGCGCCGTTGGTTGACCAGTCCTCGGAAGGGATATTGGTCTGCGTGACGAAGCGGATGCCCTCGTACCGGCCGTTCTCGCCGTTCATGACCCGGTTCCAGCCCTCGCTGGTGTAGCTGTGAAGAGTCTCCAGGTCATCCTTGAACGGGCGGAAGGTGGTTGGGCGGCCGATGGACACGTAGTTCTCGCCGTCGAACACAGGAATGTTGCGCTCCTGCATCAGGTCAGCGATCTGCTTGACGTGCGTGGTATCCAGGGCCTGGGCGTTGTTGCCGGTGGGGGTGGCGTCGTCGTCGAAGTTGTACGACGTGGCGCCGGTGGCGACATAGCGCAGGATGGTGTTGTTGAACTGCGCATGTGCGGCGCGATCCATCGACTTGTTGGCGTCGTTGCGCAGGGTTTGGAACACGATCTTGCGGATGTCGTGCTCGGCCAGCGACTCCAGCTTGCCGGTGTAGGGCACGGACAGGCCGCGCTCCTTGATCACCACCGAGCCCTGGGAGATCGGGAACGAGCTCTCGGGCATCTTGTCGGTCTCTACCAGCTCGCCGCCTTCATCGACGGTGTCGCCGTAGACGTTCCATTGGTATTCCTCACCACGGTTCTTGCCCAGCGCCGCTTCGACATCACAAAACTGCCGGAAGCGAGCCAGGGGTTGAAGCGCGGTACGGAACTCGTCGCTAAGCGTGGGGTTGGCTAGATAGCCAGAGCCGGTATCGGCCCATGCATTGCCAGGCATAGTCAGTCACCTCGACTGTCGTAGGGATTGAAGAAAAGGGTCAGTTGACGGCGCGCGCCTTGCGCATCTGCTCGATGGCCGAGGCGGGGCTGGTGTCCGGCGCTTCAGGGACCCGCTGGCTGGGCTGCTTGGACATGCCACGCGGCATCGGCTTGAGATTGCGCTTGCGCTGCTCTCTTGCGTTGCCGGGGGTGTCGCCAGCCTGCTTCTGGGTCTGCTTCTGCAGCCAGTCATTGGCCTCGCTTGCGGCCTTCTGGATGATGTCGCGCGGCGTCATGTCGGCGAATTCGGGGTCACCGTTCTGGCGGGCCTCGACCATGCGAGCCGTCCTGGCATCCACGAAGTCACGCATGTCGGTGTCTTCAAGGATGTCGGGGTGGGTCTCACGTAGCCAGTTGATGCCCTCGCGGGTGGAGGTTTCCCACTCGCGTTGCTGCCGTTGGGATTCCCGCTGCTCCACGGCATGGTTGGCGCGTCGCTCGGCCTCTGAGAGGATCTGATCGGTATCCACCCGGCTGCTGTTCTGCTGGATGAAATCGGCCAGGGCCTCGGCGGCTGCATCGTCGTCGCCGTCCCACACCTTGGAGAGCACGGTCTTCGCCTGCTGTCGAATTTCCTCATCGCCCTTCGCGGGTGGATGACTCGACTGCTGTCGGAGCTGTTGCTCCAGTGAACTCAGTTGTTGCTCGCGCTCCCTGAGTTGGCGTTCCCGGTCAGCGGCCTGCTGTAGCTTGACGTCCCCGGCCAGGTCTTTCTGTAGGTGCGCCTTGATCTGATCGGCGGGCACTTCACGCTCCTGACCATTCACCTTCATGGTCGTATAGAGCTTGCCGTCAGACTTCCGGTAGTACCCCAGCTCCTTGAGTGAGTCGTCTTGCGCAGCGGCCGTGCCGGGCTCGCCGTCCTCGCCGGCGTCCTGCCGGTCGGGGTCTTGCTCTTGGCCGCCATCATCGGCGGCGGCTGCAGCGTCCGGGTCGTCGTCCTCGGTCTCGCCGTAGCCATTGGTCTCACGATACTGCTGGGCGATCTCGGCCATGGCGCGTTCGCGCTCGGTGGGTTGATCGTCGCCGGCAGCCTGCTGCTGATCTGCCGAAACGTCGTCGAGCTCTTGCTCGTTGATAGCTTCGTTTGGTTGGGTCATGGTTCCTCATCCTCACGGATGTGGTGAATGGCACTCAGGCTTGGTCACGCATCTGCTTGAGCGATTGGTACGCCACCTCGCCGGTGGTCACGGCTTCCCGGATGAATTCCAGGAACTGGTCAGCAACGGCCGCATTGAAGCGACAGGTGCGGATACGTTGACGCCCTTCCGGCGTCTCGGGATCGGCCTCGGGCGTCAATAGCGCCTCTTGCGCCTCGCGCCGGCGCTGAATCGCACAGCCACGCATGAAGCGACCGAGCTCGGAGTCGAGAAAACTTACCGCCTGCTCGCCGAGATCCGCCTGGGCAAACAGCTCGCGCTCCTCGTCGTTGAGGAACTTGGGTGTCAGCTCGGCCTCATCGAGGGCAATCTTGTGTGGATCCATACGTCATCCATTAAAAACCCCCGCACGATTGCGGGGCTAGTGATGATTGGGTGGTTGCTTATGAAGCGTGGTAGTGGGCAGGCTCGGCACCGTGCATTGGGTCGAAACCGTGCTTGGCGCGGAATACCTTGTTAGCCATAGCTATCGAATCCACCCTCTCTCAGGTTTGCTAACCTTGCCGCTCTGTCGTTCTGAGAATCCGTAAGCTCGGCGGCCTTTTGATCACGCTGAGTCTGCAACTTTGCTGAGGTCTGTTGCATCTGTGCTTCCAGCTTTGCCGACTCAAGCTGCAACTTCTGCTCAAGTTGAGCAACCGTCAGGCCCTGCTCAAGGGCGAGCTTCTGGCGTGCAATCTCCTGGTCGGACTGTAGTTGAGCCGCCTTGTACTGTTGTTGCCATTGCTGTTCTTGCGTCTTTATCTGCATGTCAGCTTCCCAGCGCTGCTGATCGAACTGCAGCTGTGCCTTCTTGAGCTCCAATTCGGCCATTTTAACCTGGGTTTGAGGATCCATCTGGCCCTGATTCTGCTCGGCGCGCTCAGCCTTCTTTTCTTCATCCAGCAAGAACCTTTCGCCATCGCCCTGGCCGGCTAGGGAGAAGATTTCTTTCCCGACTTCGATCATATCCACTTCAGCCATGAACTCAGGCATCTGGGCGGCAGCCTGCAATGGCGCCATGAAACGGGCCATCTTTTGCTTCGGGTCCGTGTTGCCCATGCCGACGTTCACGCGAACCACCAGATCCTGCATCAGCATCTCGTCGCTGATCTCGCCCTCGATCTCGGCCTTGCCGGCGGCCAGCGCCAGGATGGTTTCGTCGGTCTCGTAGAGGCCTTCCAGCTTGACCATGGTGCGCAGCACCGGCTCCACCCAAGTCTCGATGAAGGTCCGTAGTCCCAGCTCCTGGACCTGATTAGCCGAGCTGGCCATCAAGTCCATTCCACCCACTGTCTCATTTAGAGCGCGGTTGTTCTGCACTGACCCTTGCGAGAAGGTACCCAACAGTTCATCGGCCTCCACGCTCAGACGGTCCTGCTCGACGTAGCTGGACTGCGTGACGTCAGGGGTCTGCATGATCGCGTAGTCGCGCTGGATGTCGTCCATCATCACGCCGCCGCCCGGGACGTTGCGCATCAGCGCGCCCAGGTCGATGTTGCTGCCGCGACGGATGGCGTAGCGCTTGTTGAGCACTAGCTTGACGTTGTCCATGCGCTGATTGGTGACGTCGTTGATCATCTCCGTCAGCGGCCGATTGAGCTCGACCGTGCCAGCGGGATGGCTGCGGTGCGCCTCGATACTGGAATAGCCCACGCAGTAGCGCTCACGCCCCAGCGGATCGACGTCTTCCAGTGGCATCGGGTCGGTCAGTAGTAAGCCGCCGCCCACGGTGTAGAACGCCCAGTCCTCGCCGCTGGTGTCGCGGATGATGTTGAAGCGCACCCAGACCACAGAATATTCGTTGGCCTGGTGCACGTCGGTGGCGTCCTCGCGGCCCTTTCCCTCGCGGGCATCGCGCACCGTCTCGCCATCCTCGTCGTCCGCTCCATGGGCGACCAGTTCGCCGAGGGCGTGCTCGTTCCACTCGCCGCTCTCCATCATCGCCATTACATCACCGGCGTACATGGGAATGGTCTCGATCAGATAGGGGCTGGTCTTCACCGGTTGACGCCAGTCGCATGCCGGGTCGAAACGGAAGTTGTCAGGCGCGACGAGCTCAATGGCCGGCTCGTCAGACATCACCTGCTCGGTCTCCACTTCCTCGCCGAGCATCATGCCGTCTTCATCCAGCAGCGGCTCCCCGGTCACCTCATCCAGCGCGGGCACGATCTCGGTGCGGGTCTTGGTGCGCCGATCCCAGTATTGCCGGGAGACGCAGACGCCGTAGACGTGCGTGTCCTGATAGGCACCGATCACCGTCAGGAACCACGGGATGGTCACCTCGAGGCGGTGCTGGAGCATCGCTTGGTGCAGCTTGCCGGCCTCTGCCTGCCTTGGGTCGTCGGGGTTGATGCCTCGCACGGCCAGCAGGTTGTCATTGGTGAACAGTGCCGTGGCCGCCGTGGCTTCCAGGGTGCGCACCGCGCTGCGTGGCTTGGGCCGGAACACATGGCTGCGATTGCGGTAGGCATCCTGGGTGTACTTGCTGCCTGGTGCGTGCTCGCTGCGGAAGTGAGCGATGTTGGCGCGCCATGACGTGAACAGCGAGCTCTGGTAATAGTCCGTGGACTCCTGATACAGGCTACTGGCGCGGCGCAGCCACATGGCATTGTCGGAGCCCACCTCAGCACCTGGCGCTTCGGTGTCGCGCGCGTCCATGGCATCAATGTCGTAGCGTTCGCTCTGCATCACAGCCCCGTCGCCGCATGAATGGCTTCACCGCGGGTGTCGCGTGCCAGCAGCTCTTCGCCACCCTGGGCCTCGCGATGGCGGCTGAGCTTGAACATCTCCAACAGCTGGCCACCGGCCCGCACTACGGCATCACGGAGCTGGTCGTGGGTCTTGTTGTGGATGTGCAGGGTGTAGCCGTACAGCGTGGAGATGCTCGGGCACTGGATCTGCGCCACGCCGCCTCGCACGCTGGTATGCACATGCCACAGCCGGCCGGGGTAGTGCTTCTGCAGGACGGCGCCGATGTCACGGCACACGCGGTCAGACGCCATGGCCTCGCCGGCCTCATCGGGCGTGTCGAATGTCAGGATCTTCGGGTCCATGATGCCTCCCGGCATGATGAAGGGGTACGCGCGGTGCCAAGGCAGCGGCGTCAAGCGGACAACGGGGTTCGTGCCACCGGTGATTGTGACGCGATACGTCGTTCTCGGCGGAATGGTGATTGTGACGCGATACGTCGTTCTCGCCGGTCGGTTGATCATGTCAGGCCTCTGCATCGGGCTCGAAGGATTCTGGTTCGCCACCGCGTGGCGGCTCGTAGGAGATGGCCATCACGCCGAAGGCATCACTGCTATGAGATGACCAGTCGTGCTCCGGCCCCAGGCCTATGTTGCGTTTCTCGTCCATCTTCTCGTGGTACCAGCCCAGGGCGTCCCGTCCGGCCTTCGTTGTGCTCTCGTTGAACCAGCACATCGGGAAGACACGGCGAACCGCCTCGACTCGCGCGGCCGCCGCCCCTTTGCCCTGGTTGGGCACGACCGTGGTGCGATACCCCGCATCACGAAAGGCGCTCTCGTAACTGACGGCATGGATGCGGTCATGGGTGGCGCCGTCATGCGGCAGCCACACCGAGGTCGCCTTCTCGTCGTAGCCCTTGCGGCGTAGCCAGGCGAGATGCGCCGAGAACGGCTGGCCCACGGCCTCGTAGTGATCCAGCACGCGAATCTCACGCGCCACGAACTGGCATATCCAGATAGCGAACGCATCCGAGCGCGCCCCGGTGCCGCCGATGTCAACGAACACCCGGTAGGGCAGGTACGGATCGGGCATCACCTTGCCGATTCGCCCCTGAACGCTAGCCTGGGTCAACAGGTCGGCGAAGTAGGCGCCCTCCACCACGCGCACGAAGTCGCCTTCCCACACATGGTCGTACTGATCGGGGCGCTTCTTCTTATCCTCGATGCGCTCGTGGTTGAGCACGTCAGGGAACCAGGGATTGTCCCGCCAGTTCAGCTCGGCAATCCTCGCCTCAGCCGGCGGGTCGGCACGGAAACGCAGGTGGGTCGCGGATGTCTCGCGCTCCGGATTGTAGGAGATCCAGATCTCGGACCCTTCCTCGCGCACCGTGGGGATCAGCTTGAGCCAGGCCTTATCGCTCACCGCCTCGGCTTCATCCACCCAGGCCAGCAGGATGCGGCTCTTCGACTTGATGCTGTCCAGGTTGTGGCGCAGCCCGGCGAACACATAGCTGACGCGATGGTCGCGGGTGCGAATGAACCTCTCTCCGATCTCGAAGTGCGGCAGCAGCCACGGCGTCGAGCGGATCGACTGCTTGATCTCCTCCATCGAGGATTCATCGAGACTGTTCAGGTGCTCGCGTCCGCACAGGACGACACCTGACGTGCCTTGCTGGGCAAACTGATAGGCCTTGACGGCGGTCATCAGCGCGAAGCCGCGGGTCTTGCCGCTACCCCTGCCACCGTAGGCGATGCGGTAACGGGCCTCACCCGAGAACAGCCTGACCAGTTTGGGCGGTAGTTCGACTTTCGCCGTGGTCATTCGTCCATCTCAGGCGCGACAAGCTCGACGCGGGTCACGGTCTCGACCGGGCCACCGTTGGGGCCGGTGAGCTCCTGGCGCTCGCGCCATGCCTGAACATCGACGTGCTTGCCGATCAGCTCCAGGTTCTTGACCTTGTCCGGCCATTTGATCTTCTTGAGGATGTTCTCGATCTCGGTCTCGTCATTCACGCGAGTAATCGAGGTCAGCACATCCATGCCGCCGATGTACTGGCGCCAGATGGGCGGCCAGTCCCGTACCGCCCTCAGTGATCCGTCATCATGGAGAATATCGAGAACGTCCATGCGGTCGATCTCGGCCAGGCGATGCAGCACATAGTCGGAGTCGATCTTGGTCCGCTCGGAGCGCGCCTTAGTGGCTTCCTCAATAGCCTTCTGGACTTCAACATTCGTCAACAGTCGCTGACCCTGGCTGTAGGCCGTCTTCGCGCTGTACTCGGCGCGAATCGCTGCCTGGGTCGCGTTCAGATCCTTCAGGTACTCCTCAACGAACCGAGCCCGCTTTCCTTTCAGTGTTGCCATATCGTCCACCGTCCTGGGATAGGTGACCTCTCGTTTACTCCGGACGCTTGCCCGGGCGATCACGCTTCACGAACGTGCGGCCAGTGAATTCATATACGGGGTAGAAGCCCGGCTTGGGATCGACCCGCCGGACCTGGGCAGCCATGTCGGTCTGCCGATACTTGGGCTTGTCGGCCATGGGTGCCTCCTGTAATAGGGTGATGCGGTGCCATTGTCGGCCTGCGCAGCCGAACCGGAAACTTGACGTCCTCCCCTCCCTGAAGGAAGGGGATTCCTGGTTGTTGCCTTCCAGGTTCCTGCTTCATAGTCCGCTGCTCCTTGGGATTGCCCGCAGAGACTGACACAGACTCCACAGG